AAGTGTTGCTACAATCCTAGAATCTATTCCTGGATATGCTGCTAACACAAACGGTGATCAAGATCAATTTGCAATGGGCGTACAAAAAGTAGGTGCATTAAATAACCGTTACCAAGTGTATAAGAACCCTTATATGACTGAGAATACAATTCTTATGGGATATAGAGGATCACAATTCTTAGAAGCTGGTGCAGTTTATGCTCCTTACGTACCATTAATGATGACTCCTCTAGTATACGATCCAGAATCTTTCACTCCAAGAAAAGGTTTAATGACTCGTTACGCTAAGAAGATGATCAGACCTGAATTTTACGCTAAAATCTTTATCTCAGATATCGATTCAATATAGTATAATTCTTATATTTAGAAAGAGGGGCCTTCGGGCCTCTTTTTTTATGTGCTATTTATATAAAAACCGTATTAAATGGCTAATGTAACTATATGGGACGGAACTGCAACTTTTACTTCCGGATCATCCACTCCTTTCGGATTCTACGACAGTGATACACAATTCCAAGGTGATGCAATTAAGGTTGCTAAGTTTTGCGGAACTCGTTTAGGGTATCCGTTAATGGATGTAGAATTACAAGACCAATCTATGTTTGCCTGTTTTGAAGAAGCAGTAACAACCTATGGAAATGAAGTCTTTAATTATAAAATTAGAGAAAATTACTTAAATTTAGAAGGATCTACTACAGGAAGTAGTGTTAATAATCAATTAACAGATCCCTCTTTAAATAGAGTAATACAAATGGCCAAGCACTATGGTACTGAAGCAGAAGTAGGCGGCAATGTTACTAAATATTCAGGATCTTTAGATGTAATCAAAGGTAAACAGACATACGACCTAGACCAATGGGCTACAGATGAAGGAATCAACGGCGGAATAGAAATAAGAAGGATTTTCCATGAATCTCCACCTGCTATACAGAGATACTTTGATCCATACGCTGGAACAGGGACAGGAGTTCAATCTTTAATGAATGCCTTTGACTTTGGAGCATATAGCCCAGGTATTAACTTCATGTTAATGCCATTATCTTATGACGTAGCATTACTACAAGGTATAGAACTAAATGATCAAATAAGAAAATCAGCTTTTACTTTTGAACTAGTAAATAACCAACTTAAAATATTCCCAGTACCTACAAGCACCGGTAAAATGTTCTTTGAGTATATGGTATTAAATGATAAGAATGCTATTAACTTTGATAATTCAACTAACCTGATTACTAATGTAGGAGAAGTACCTTACAGTAATCCTATCTATTCACAAATTAACAGTGTTGGTAGACAATGGATATTTAGATACTCCTTAGCTCTATGTAAGGAAGTATTAGCATATATTAGAGGAAAGTACACATCTCTACCTGTACCAGGCTCAGAAGCTACATTAAACCAAGCAGATTTATTAGCAGATGCAAGAACAGAAAAAATAGCACTGTTAACTGAGATAAGAGAACAGTTAGATCAGACTTCTAGAGGTAAACAATTAGAAGCACAAGCTAAAGAAGCAGAAGACGTACAAAATACATTAAAATCAGTTCCAATGACTATATTTGTAGGATAATGAAACTAATACAGTTACTTTTAGAGTTAGATTTTAATACTTACGAAGCTATGGTGCAAGTACAGTTCGGAGAAGAAGGTATTTCAGAATATGACGATGCTTTACGGGCCTTACCTGGAGTAACCACAGTAACTAGAGCTTCTGAAGACTCATCTAATAATAGAGGTACGTATAAAGTAAAGATTATTAGTCAAAAAGACGCTATTACTGCTTTTAAAGCGTTTAAAGACAATGCTACTGCTAAATATGACAATATTATAGCTATAAAAGTAGGAGAACAGACAATAGAAGAGAAATGAGATTCGGATCTGATAGAGATATAAGTTTAATGGTGAATATCGGTAGAGAACTTCTACATGATATCATAGAACAAGAAGTATTATATCATAAACTTAGCTTAGAAGACACAGATGTTAATTTATATGGCGAGTCTCTTAGTAAATCGTATTGGAATGCAGTTAAAATAAACTGTTTAATAACAAGAGGTGATCAAGTCATTGATATTCAGGAATTTGGACCAGATCTAGGTAGAGAAGCATCATTTGCTTTTATTAGACAAGACCTAGTAGATAAATCAGTAGTGCCGGAAGTAGGAGACATATTAGAATGGCATACAGATTTCTATGAAGTAGACACAGTACGTGAAAATGAGCTGTTTCTAGGTAGTGATAACAGTTATAATCTTCAATCTAGTACTTCTGGGTTTGGAAGGTCTATGGGAATCATAGTAGACTGTCATTTAACAAGAGCCGATAAGGTAGGAATAGCACAATCACGTTAATATGAACGAGAAAGAACAAAAGAAAAGAGAATTTCAAGTATCTAGAGAGAATGATACTGTATCAATACAGACTGTAGGTATAAAAGACATAGATGAAGCTATATTCTACTACTTTAATGAGGTACTTAAACCACAGGTTGTACAGAACGGTAAATTAATTAATGTTCCATTGGTATATGGTTCACCTGAAAGGTGGGCAGCCATGCAGAAAGACGGTTATTACCGCGATAAAAACGGCAAAATGCAAGCTCCTCTGATAGTATTTAGAAGAGACAATATAGAAAAGAACAGAAACTTAGGAAATAAGTTAGACGGCAATGCTCCTCATAACTACGGAGTGTTTGAAAAGAAGTTTTCAAAGAATAATATTTACGATAGATTCGGAATACTTAATAATAGGGTAAAAGAGAAAGAAATGTATGCTGTTGCTATACCTGATTATGTTAATATAACTTATAGCTGTATAATTTTCACAGACTATATGGAGCATAACAATAAAATTATAGAAGGAATTAACTTTGCTTCTGATTCTTATTGGGGATCTCCTGATAGGTTTAGGTTTAGAGCAATGATAGATAATTTTTCTACTTCTACTGAGGTAGTTCAAGGTAATGATCGTATAGTAAAAACTGAATTTGCAGTAAATTTACTAGGGTACATACTAACAGACACTGTTAATGCTTTACCTTTCAATACTAAGAAGTACTATTCTAAATCTAATCTTAAAGTTACTAGTGAAACTACGTCAAAGCTTTAAGGAATTGACCATATTTATAATTAAATCAGTTTACTCTGAAAGTTTTGTTGTAAATAATAAAGAGAAATAAATAAATGGCAGGATTCTCTAGTGAACTATCAGGTTCCTTAATATTTAATTCGGCTAGTGTACAAGCAGCCCTACAGCCCTACAATGGAGGTATAAATATTTCTGGTTCTGAACTCTATATAAACGAAATAGGGTTAGATCAGAGACTTTCTTCTGTAGAAGCCGGGTATGTAGGTTCTGCAAGCTTGTACCCTTTAAATCAACATTCAGAATCAGTAAATTTATTTACAGCTTCTATTAAAACCTACACAGGTTCTACAGATACTACCCTTACAGCACTTAATACCTTTACAGGTTCAATAGAAACTAGAGTATCTACTTTAGAATCTAACGATGATAGCTATCTAACTTTAGCAACACTACCTGCCGGTACAGTATCATCATCAGCTCAAATAAGCTCTTCAGGATTTTTAACCTCAGCATCAGCAGCTACAATAGGATTTGGTGAAGGTAGTGTTCCTGCCGGTACTATCTCATCATCTGCACAGATATCTGCTTTAGGGTATATTACTTCCTCTGGAATTGCTATTTCATCTTCATACTCTAGTACATCTTCTTTTGCTACTACTGCATCTTATATATCAGCTAATAATATAGATGGTACTGTCGTAAGCTCTTCTAATGCAATCACCGCTTCTTATATAGATCCGACGTATATTTCTGCATCAGTAGCATCCGCTGGGTTTAGCGATACTCAACTACCTTCCGGTACAGTATCATCATCCCAGCAAATAAGTGATCTAGGGTATATAACTTCTTCTGCAGGAGGAGATACTACGGCTTTGAATGCCTTTACATCATCTTATTATATAGACAGTGCATCTTTTGCTTCTAGAATAGATAATGTGACTGGTTCTAGTGACAATACAGCACTAAATACCTTCACTTCTTCTTATTACGTAGATTCTGCTTCCTTTGACAGTAGAATTAATAGTATTACAGCATCTGGGGACACTTCATATGATGGTGATAGAATAGTATCTAATGAAGATTTAGGAGATCTATATACTAACTCATTTAATGCAGGGACTTCTGGGAGTATACAAGACTTTTTAAATGCATTATTCTTTCCCAACACTACACCTACGTTTTCTTCTACTGGAAGCTTTACTGCAGTAGAGTATGCTACTTCTGGTTCTGTAGTAGGTACACTAACAGCAACAGATGCCGAAGGTCAAGATATAACCTTTAGAGCTAATTCAGCATATACAGCAGGATTAGTTGCAGTTGCCAGTAACGGTACTCTGACCTTAACACAGTCACCGACCGTGGAAGCTTATAATACTGTGGACAGAGGAGACGGAGTTTTCGCCCATGCTGTTATAGTAGATGCTGTAGATACCTTTGGACAGTTTACTACTACGACTGTATACATTGTAGTAAGTGTAAATAATGCTCCAATATTTAGACAAACCTCAGTAGCTGGGAATCAAATAACATCTTTTACTGCCAATAGGAACGAAAATGCAACAGCAGGTGAAGTAGGTAAAATTTATTTCACTGATGCAGACTCAGACACTATTACAATCTATTCTAGCTCAGTACCATCAGAGTTTTCGGTAATTAAATATGGAACCTATATACAAATTAATCAAGAAACTGGTTCGTTGGATTATGAAACAACTCCAACTTTCCAGTTTAGCGTAACTGCCTCTGACGAACACTATGAAGCTGGAGATGATTTACAAGCTAGCTCTTCTTTACCTATTACGATCAATGTAGTAGATAACGCAATACCTGTAGTCAACGACCAAACATTAGGTACTATAAACGAAAATAGTTCCGGCGGTACCTTAATAGGTACTATTGCAGCTTCTGATGCGGAAGACGATACTATTACTTTTAGAAACTTCCAACTTAGCTCGATTGAGCTAGATGGGGCTAATGTACCTACCGGTTCCTATACCGGGGACAATCAATTGACCGACCCACACGAAGATGCATTCCAAATGAACTCTTTAGGGCAGGTAACCAGAAAAACAGGAGTATATTTGAACTCTGACTTAATTAATAAGTATATTTATTCAGTTGAAGTAGTAGATAGTTTCAACATACCTTCTGATACCGGTTTAATTACAATTAATATATCTGACGATACTCCTGCAACTTTATCTGATAACTGGGTATCCGGACCTTTTATAAAAGAATCAGCTTTAGCTAATGCTAACATAGTCACCACATCAGGTGGTTCAACACAAGCTGATTACGGATCTAATCAATCAGGTACTTGGAGTTCATCTAATACTGCAATACTAATAGACAGTTTAGGTAGATTAAAAATAGCTAATAATTTAAGCGGTTCAGTAACTCAAAGTGGTGATACTATAAGTAGTACTGTAACATTTACAAATAGTTTTGGTACAACAACTACCGATAGCCTAAATGTAAGCGTAACTGCAAATGCAGCACCTGTAGCATCATTTACAAATCAAAGTTCTAATTTTAATACTAATTTAGCAACTGAAGGCACAAATTTAGTTAGTGTTTCTATTTCAGATACAGAAACTGATACACCCTACCAATTATCAATTGGGGGTGCAAATGCAAGTTCACTGACTGCTGTACCACAGAACGCTGCATCATCGTCTTGGCAGTTACAAGCTGCTACTGACCTATCTGCAGGAACTTATAACTATGATGTAACTGTAACAGACTCTTACTCTAAATCAACAACTTATAGCGGCAGAAGTTTTACTATTGCACAAGCAAACTCAGGAACCTTAGCTGTAAACGGAACACTTTATGTTATTGAATCTAGTATTAATGGAAATAACATAGTACTTAATAGTAACGGTAGGACAGGAACTCAAGGAAGAGTTACAGTGTCTTATTCACCTGATTACGGATCTCAAGTAGCAACTAACTTTAGTTCTTCTAATTCTTATATAAATGTATCTTCAACAGGTTATTTAACTGTTGGAACTGATATTAGCGGAAGCGGTCAAACCGACGGAGATACTATAGCTACTACTATTAGCTGGAATGACCAATATGGTAACAGCGGATCATCAGCAATATCTACCAACGTTACTAAAAACAATCCACCTAGTGTAACTGGAACTTCTACACAAAACCTGAATACAAACCAGGCTAGCAGCACAGTACAAGTTTTACAACTACAGTTGGCAGATACTGAAGGAGATTCAATTCCTAACAGTTCTTTATCATTTACAAATTATAACTCTACTTACTTTACACCATCAATTTCGTCTCCATTCATGAGATTGAATGTTAATAATACTTCGGTCCCTGCAGGAACATATCCATACACTGCATCAATTCAAGATGTTCATGGATTCGACACAACTGTTCATAGTGGTTCAGTAACTATTGCACAAGCAGACAATGGTACACTTGGTGGTGATACTGCGATATACATTATAGAATCAGCAGTAAGTGGAGCAGTATTTAGAGACCAAACAGGATTTAATCAAGGAAATGCTGCACAAGTAAGTGTATCTTATTCACCATCGTATGGTTCACCTGTTG